TGGTGTAAAAACTTTACAGTTTACAGGGTTAAACGGAAATACAAATTATTACTATTGGGGTGCAGCATCTAATGCTTATAGTACAAATTATGGTATATCGTCTAATTATGAAACTGTAACAACAACAGCAACTGTATATACATATAACAATACTTATTACAGTAATATTGATGCTTATTATGCTTGTATTAGTAGTCAACCACAAACATACTACTCAACTTCAAGTACTTTTGGTACTGGAATGGTGTTATATACTAATAGTTCGTTAACAACATTAGCACCTGACGGATATTATTCCAGAAGTAATTATTCTTATCAAGTTTCAAGCGGTAACGGTACACTAGGTACACAAACTGCGTGTTCAACACAAACTGTATTTAGGATTCGTGTATCAAGCGGTTATCCGGGAACAAATTATTACGATATGACATCTACTAATACAGCTGGTGCAAGCACTACAAATGTAATGTATTTTACAGGTTATTTTGGTTCAGGTAGAATTATGTACACAAATGTTGGTGTTACTACAACTTATACAGGCACAGGTACGTGGAAAACTGACCACAGCTCATCATCTTTTGAGTATCAAAGATACCCTGAAGGAAAAATATTTTTTGCACGTAGGCAAAATTTTATAAACGGCCAATGGACAGACTTAACATCTACAGCAACAACAAGTGGTTATGCTGATTATATTTGTCAACTGAGCTCTTCTGGTGTTTTAGAAATATTATATTGGAATTATGACACAGGTGCATACGGTATTTTAGGTTCAGCAAGTATGAGTGGTATAAAAATATCAAGCTCTGGCAGTGGTGATGCTGCAACAGCTTGTGCTACTACACCTGCTACAATAGTTTATTATGACGGTACAAGTATAAGTAATGGTACTGTAATTTATACTGATTCTGCATCTGCAGGTACATCAGCAAGCAGCGATAAATTTAATGGTGGTGGTAATTGGTATAAGTTTGAAAATAATTATAGAGCGCAAATAAGCAGCACAGGGGTTGTATCAAATTATGCAAGTTGTTAAAAAAATATTGTTAAACGTATTATATATATAGATGCTAAATGAAATTATAACATTATTAAAATATTCTAAAGGCACAACAAAGAATATAAAAATAGCTAAAGGTTCTAATAAATTACCTAACAGTTTTATGGAAGCATATAAACAATTTAAAGATGAAATTAAATGGCAGTCAAAAAAGTAATAGAGTTAGAAGTAGACGTTGATAATTTAGAAAAGTCCATAAGTGAGATACAAAAAGACTTTAAAGAATTAAAAGAATCTGTACAAGGTTTTGATGAAACAAGTAAAAAAACCAATGATAATTTAGAAAAAGGGTTTCAAGGCGTAAATAATCAAGTAGTAAGTTTACAAAAAGGTTTTACTGGTTTAGCGCTTGCATTAAAATCAATTGGTATAGGTTTAGTGTTAGAAGCATTTAATACATTAAAATCAGTATTTGTAGCTAACCAAACAGTATCAGACGGATTCAGAAAGTCGTTTTTATTTGTAGTAAACCTATTTAATTCGTTTGTAAATTTTGTTACAGATAAATTTGAACCAACAGGTACAAGTTTACTCAATTTATTTGTTGAACTAACTAAAAAAGTAGTAGTTTTTGGCGCTGCATTGATAGGTTCTCTTTTTGTACCATTAAAAAAAATAACAACAGGCCTTGGTGCTTTATTAAAAGGTCTTCTTCTAGCTATGGGCGGTGTTACTGGTTTTGCACAAGCGAGTCTGGAATTTAAAAAAGCAGCTGAAAATTTAGGCGGTGCTTTTGACCTATTAGATATAATAAAATTTACTGATGAGTTAACTGGTGGTATTGGTGGTTTAGAAGATTTTATTCAAGGTCTTTACGACGCTGCAGATGCAACCGTTGAATTAGATAAAAAAGCTAGAAAAGCAGCAGCTGAACAAGAAGGGATTAGGCTAAAAGCATTAACAGCACAAGAAAAAGAAAGAAGGGTAAGGGATGATATACGTAATGATATAGAGTTAAGAATACAAGCTAATGATAGGTTAGCAAAATTACAAAATGAACAAATAAAACGAGAACAAGCATTAGCAGATTTACAAGTAGCAGCAGCAACAGCAGCTCGTGTAGGTCAAGAAAAAAACCTTGATTTAGAGATAGCAGAAATAGAAGCAAAAAATAGGAAATTAGAAATTGATGAAAGAATATTAGCACAAACATCAGAACAAAGGGCAAATGATGCTGCTTTACAAAAAGAAAAATTAGATGGTATAACTGCTGAATTAGATTTACAATCACAATTAAGAGTACAAGGCATACAAGCTAGGATGGAAGTAGAAGATGGAATATTAGATCGTTTAAAATTAGAACAAGAATTAGCAGATGAAGAAGTAAGGATCGCTACAGAAAAATTTAACAAAACAAAAGAATTATTTGATGAAAATACAATTGAATACAAAAATGCACTAGCAGAACAAACAGCAGCAACAGAAAGAGCTAAAGACGTAGAAGTTAAAGTAGAAAAATTAACAGCCGAAGCAAAAAGGCAAATTGTAGCAGATGCGCTTGGTGGTATTAGTGAGTTATTAGGTCAAGAGTCAGTAGCAGGTAAAGCAGCAGCAGTAGCACAATCAATTATAAATACATATCAAGGTGCAACTAAAGCGTTAGGGCAGGGTGGTATATTTGGTGCAATAGCAGCAGCAGGTGTTATAGCTTCAGGTATGGCATCAGTTAAAAAAATAATAGCAACAAAAGTCCCAGGAGAAGATGGTAGCGCAGGTGCAGCTGCAATAACAGGTGTTGGTGCGCAAGTTCAAAGCCTTGAAGAAAATGTACCTGACTTTAATGTAGTAGGCGCTTCGCCAATAAACCAAATAGCACAATCACTAAACAACCAACAACCAGTTAAAGCATATGTTGTTTCGGGAGATGTTACAACAGCACAACAACTAGACAGAAATATTATTAACGAAAGTGGAATTTAAAAAAACTTACTTTAAAACTATTATATAATTATGAAGATAGTAGAACTTATTTTAGACGAAGAACAAGAATATTCAGGTATAGAAGCTATATCAATTGTTGAAAGGCCAGCAATAGAAGAAGATTTTATAACACTTAACAGTAAAGTAGAATATAAATTAGCTGAAGTAGACCAAAAGAAAAAAATATTATTAGGTGCTTTACTTATACCTAACAAACCTATATTAAGGCAAAGCGAAGACGGTGAGTATTATATATATTTTAGTAAAGATACAGTGCGTAAAGCAAGCGAGTTATATTTAATGGAAGGTAACCAAAATAATGCAACACTAGAACACCAAATGAATTTAAAAGGTTTGAGTTTAGTAGAAAGTTGGATAGTAGAAGATAGTGAGAAAGACAAAACAGCTTTTTATGGTTTAAATTACCCTGTTGGTACTTGGGTAGGTTCTGTAAAAGTAACATCTGATAAAGTATGGGAAGAATTTGTAGAAACAGGTAGGGTAAAAGGTTTTTCTATAGAAGGCTATTTTCAAGACAAAGCAAATTACAGAGAAAGTAATTTAGCAAAGCTAGAAAGACAAGAAGCTGAATATTTATTAAGCGATATTATGGATATTGTTACTGGCATACCTATATCACTAGAAAGTTATAACGATTACCCTGATTCAGTAGCTAATAACGCTAAAAGAGGTATTGAGTTAAACGAAAAAGTTAATAATAAGTGTGCAACTGACGTAGGTAAAATAAGAGCGCAACAGTTAGCACAAAAAGAAAAAATAAGTACATCAACTATAAAGCGTATGTACAGTTATTTGTCAAGAGCAGAAGAATATTATGACCCAAGCGATACATCAGCTTGCGGTACTATTTCATATTTACTATGGGGTGGTAAATCAGCAAAAAATTGGGCTGAAAGTAAAATAAAACAATTAAATTTGTACTCAGAAGTAATAAATGATGAATATGCTATTATTGATGACCGCCTTGCTTATGCTAGCCAAGAGAAAGCTGAGCAAATGGCTGAAAGTATAGGTTGTGAGGGTTACCACGTACACAACTACGAGGGTAAAGATTGGTATATGCCCTGTGAGCAACACACACAAGAAGATTTAAAAAAACCTTGTTGGAAAGGTTATGAACAAATAGGTACAAAAATGAAAAATGGTAGAAAAGTACCAAACTGTGTACCAATAAAACGTTAATTATGCCAGGAAAGCACTATAAAAAGAAAAAAAAGAAGAAATAATGTGTAATTGCAATTATTGTATATGTAAATATGCCTAGGAATAAAAATGAATACAAAACACCTAGCAGAACTTCGCCTAAAGGTAAGCGCAGAGGATGCTTATGCCCAGATAATACATACAGCAGCAAATGTTGCGACGGCAGCCTACAAGCACAAGGAATAGGCTCTGTATAAAATATTTACAAACGAAAATATAAAAAAAATTGTAGTATTTATTATATAAGTATGAATGCTACAGAAATTTTATCTAAAGTCAAGACCTTACTAGGTGTTGATCCTAGTAATCTTGAAGTAAAAGCCGAAGCAGTGACTTTGGAAGAATTAACCCTTGAGAATGGTACAACCTTGACTGCAGAAAAGTTTGAAGCAGGCGAAGAAGTATTTATTCAAACAGAGGACGAGAAAGTACCAATGCCAATAGGCGAGTACGAACTTGAAGATAATAGAATATTAATCGTTAAAACAGAAGGTATGATTGAAGAAATCAAAAATTCAGAAGAAGTTGTAGAAGAAGTTCAAGAAGAGCAGAATCTACAAGAAGAAGAGCAAGACCTAGAACATAAAGAAGAAATGGGTTATGCTACTAAAGAAGAATTAACAGCTTTAGCAGAAAGTGTTGAAGAAGTTAAGGAACAAATCCAAAGTATCGTAGATGCTATGGGCAAAAGAGAAGAAGAGAAAGAGGAAATGGCAAAACAAGAAGAATTATCTAAGCCAGCGGCTGAGGGCATTAAGCACTCACCAGAAGCTGAAGATACAAAACTTGGCGCTAGACTCGCTCCTAATTCAAATCAAAACACTACATATAGTAGGGTATTAAGAGCAATAACTAATAATTAATTTATAAAAGATGGCAACAACTTATTCAAATGACGTAACAAGAATCTTTGCAAGCCAAAGTACGTTGACAGCTGATACAACATTAACACCAGCTGATTCAGGAAATACATATTTAATAAATGGTACAGGTTATACTGTAACTTTACCTGCTCCTCACGCAGGATTTTCAGTTAAGTTTATCGTAGCAGCTGCATTTACAACTGACTGTGTTGTACAAACACCTGCCGACAACAGAGACACACTTAACGGTGGTGTAATTGTTAATGGCGCAATTGTTGAATCAGATGCAACAGATAGAGTAACTTTTGAGGACGGTGCAGAATCTATTGGTGATTTTGTAGAAATATCTAGTGATGGTACTAGCTTTTTCTTATTCGGTAACGGAAACGCAGCTTCTTCAATAACAGTAGGGGAACTATAATAATAATAATAAATAATAATTTAAAATGGCAACAACTAATAATTTAACAACATCGTATGCAGGAGAGTTCGCCGGAAAGTATATCTCTGCTGCCTTATTGAGTGGAAAAACTTTAGCGGAAGGTAACATTACAATTGTACCTAACGTTAAGTTCAAGCAAGTTATGAAAAAAGTTTCTACAAATGGTATTGTAAAAGATGCAACTTGTGACTTTGATCCAACTTCTACTTTAACACTTACAGAAAGAATTTTACAACCAGAAGAATTCCAAGTGAACTTACAATTATGTAAGCAAGATTTTCAGTCTGACTGGGAAGCAGTATCTATGGGTTACTCTGCATTTGATTCTTTACCTCCTAAATTTAGCGACTTTTTAATTGCTCACGTAGCAGACAAAGTAGCACAAAAAATGGAACAAAATATATGGAATGGAACGAACGCTAACGCTGGCGAGTTTGATGGTTTCAAAACTACACTATTAGCTGACGCTGATGTAGTAGATGTAGCTGGACAAGCAAGTACATCTGCAAACGTAGCAGCAGAAATAGGTAAAGTAGTAGACGCTATCCCGTCAACAATTTATGGCGATGAGGACCTAGTAATTTACGTACCTAACAACATTTACAGAAACTACATTAGATCATTAGGTGGTTTTGGTGCTAACGGTTTAGGTGCAGCTGGTACAAACAACGAAGGTAACCAGTGGTACAATTCT